CCAAATACTACGGTAGCGTTATAATCGTCATCATAAACCACCTCAAAGATTTTGTCAGAAGAGCCCGACGCATAATATACGTTAGGCACTTCTACGAAAGCTCCTTGAGTGTCCGCATTAGGAGAATTCACCCACACACCAATACTACCTTCCACTACAGGTCCTTGAGTCAATGGAATTGTTTTTATTCCGTCTGTCGCGGCAAACTCGCCTGATTCAGAAACTAGAGCACCCTCTTGAATAACTAAGTTACTCCACACAGACCCCGCTGATCCAGTATCGTCATCAGACTCTTGATGATCTAAGGATATTCTTCCAGTAGAGTTTACGATATCCACCAAACCGTTTACTACTTTATACAAAGTAAAGCTCAGACTACCCCCATCCTCTGGGGAGTTAATTGTAATAACTCTATCCGCAGGAAAGATCACATGACTCTCTGCGGCAGAATTAAATGTTATTTTAGCATCAGCCGCTGAAGACAAGGGGCCTTTCATACTGATTCCAATTAGTTCTAGTAGCTTTTTAACACTAGACCTTTGTTGTGCCGTAGCCAAGAAGTTCTCATTAGCAAGCATGTCAGCCTTCATGGACATTACTGCACCCATGTATGCTGCTAATTCCAGAAACATCATCCCCAAATCAGACTCCACAAAATACTTGTAATCGTCGGGATATACCACCTTGGCATAATCTATGAGCGACTGCCTCAGTGTTAAGAAATCCGTGGCTGCGAAGTTTATAAGCGTAGGTCTTTTAGATACTGGTATATTAGCCAGCTTCATAAAGTCCGAGGATATTGTTCCAGAAAAATTCATGATATAGTTACTCCGACATCAAAGACTTCCAAGTCAGCAGTGTCTAACTTTAGTGTTAATATAACTCTCAAAGAGTTTCCTCCAGCGGGTCCTGAATCTCCCGTAGGAAATACCCCTATCTTTTGTATCGTAGCTCCAACTATATAATTTCTAAACGAAGTTTGTATTTCTCTCTTAATGCTGGAGAAGGTAGTCTGGTCCAGAGGTTGGAATAGGTAACGTCTAAGGTTACATCCGTAGTTAGGGAGCATCAGACGCTCACCGCGCTCAGTTAGTAGAAGCTGCTCTACGGCATCTTTAATCATGTTGATGCCAGAAGATTTAGAGAAAAATCCCCCAGCTTTTCTAGAGCCCAACGGAAAGGTCAGCCCAAAAATCTCTTTTCTTTGAGACTTTGGAGCTTGCATATTGTATCGGCCCTGAATGGATCCGTACACGTTGGTTTCTAGATTAGCAGCCATTATATCTTAATGTTTTTGAAGAAGCCTCTCTGAGCATCGTAGTTCTTTTTAACTTCTAGATTATCTAGGGGCCTTGAATAAAACTTTAGACTTCCTACATGCCCGCGAAGACCACTTATTGTACCTCCTCTATCACCTCCCATGAAGTTGCCGTACTCATGCATTCCGTCCGTATATCCGCCCCCAACGAGCCAAGGAGTGTAGAACGGGTTGAGTAAGGGTCCTTGCTTGATAGTCGTTGGGCCATCAACCGTGGTGGAAGAATATTGAAAGCTATTATCTTTCTTGAATGAGGGTAAGGATACTGTTTTATTTACGTCAACACCAAATACCTGACTAATAGATGACGTAGCCACCTCCTCACCGTCAGCGAACATTTTAATGGTATCTGTTCGTGGATCACATGTAATGTCTATCAGAACAAACTGCGAAGATACATTACCAAAATCGCTTGCAGACAGGTCCACTTTCATCTTGTAGAATGTTTCGTAGTCCTGACACTCATCATTATTAACAAATGACATAGAGGAGAAGTCTCTAGCTTGTGTGGGCGCTATGAAGAAGCTCAGAGAAGAAACGGGGTCGTTCAGAGTTTGCTCGTTACTATATCCTGCGCTCGCCTGGGTGATTCTTCTATCTCTTGTGAAGCCGCAAAGCATCCCTCGAACAAACTCCCCACCACGTTCAGGTCTTAGGAAGTCTAGGTCTCTGTAGGCCCCTGTGTGGTCAATGGCAGAGGCATTGGGGTTGTGTCCCACATTCTCCGATCCAAAGAGAACCTTGGTCAACGAGGACGCCGCAGGACCCCCATCACCACTAAGCCACCCAATCTCCCCATCCGTAATATTAGGAACATGAGCCCAGCACTCAATAGTAAACCCATTTGACGAATAAGTTAGATCTCGGAATTCAGCCGTATCGGGGAGCCGTACAAAAGACCCCATGGCGGACGCTGCCTCTGGGTCAGTGCTCTTGTTCTTAGTTATACCTTCTAGGTACGGGATGGCTATCCCAGAAAAGAAGACCGACTGCCTGTTAGTGCCTAGTAACTGTGCGTTGTTATACATATTATCAGTCGCACAATTTGTGACATTAAAGTTAGTTGACGAAGGCAACTCTAATCCTGTGTCTAAGAAGTTATAAATTGCGAACAGGTCTTCATAAACAATCTGATCAGTTAGGGACAGAACAGTTCCCGAAGTCTCTCCTGATGGGCTATACAAAATACTCCCCTTTCCTACTGTGGGCACCGCAAGCTGATCGAACGATATTGAGGCCACCTTAGGTCTTGCTGGGCGAACGAACTTTGTTTCTAGAGGAAGGACAATACCATCAACATCTGCTTGTTTGAATACGAGCGCCTTCTGTTTTTCCAAGTCCACGGACAAGTTGTACTTCTCAAGGAAGGAAAAATCATTTATAGGAATATCTCCAGGCCCGAACTCAGGCCCACTAAGATCTCCGTAGACTTGTCCAGCCTTAACAGCAACCTCGATCTGCTTCTTCCTTCTGTTGATCTTGCTGTTATGATTTGCAATCTCAGACATGATAAGATTTCGCTGATTAGTTACAATTGCAGTGCCGTCGCCGTACTCGTCAATAAAGCCTCGAAGGTCTGAAGACAAATCGTATACATGCTTATCTCTCTGCTGCTTGATTACGGCAAGAAAGTGATCTTGGTTGTAGTAGTGCTGAAGTCCCGCGCTATCGTCTATCCTATTCGGATCAAAGATGTTATTCGTAAACTTATTTAAAGATTCTATAGAGATCGCTTGACCCTTTCCACCCAGGTTAGGGTCATAATCATATTTCCAAGCATCACCAACAGGAACCATTCCCGAAATAGCTAGGTATACGGGATCGAGTCCGCCGTCGTAAGAGTCGTAGTATAAACCATCGTTCGTTAGGACGTAAGAACCCTCAGTCGTTATCGGTGGTCCATAGGTTAGTCTGAATACAGGATCATCATCCACTAACCCTGGGTCATCTTGAGCGACTCTCTCGAAATCAGTTCCAGAAAGGAAGGGATCCAACTCTCCTGAGTCTAAAAACTTAGGCTCTAAAGAGGGGTCATTGGCTCGGGCAAGAAGTATTGTGTCTATGTCCTTGATCTTTTTATCAGCTTGCTTTATAAAAGAAGAAGCTTTATCTATACGAGCCTTATCCCCAGCGTACATCGTCTCAAAAGCTTCATTTATTTCTTGTTGAGAAAGCGTGGCTCTTTGAGTGGAGGAGTTTCCTGACTGATATGATTGTAGAGTGCTAAACTTATCCAAGCAGTCGGTGATAGCGTTTATCTCATTCATTACGTTGTTGTAGTTTTGATAAAGCTGTGCTCCGAAAGAGGCTGCATACTGAAAAGCGCCCAAAGCTCCTGCTAAGTTATTTTTAGTCTGGTTGTCATCGTTGTCGATCCCCATCCAAGCGGAGTCTGATCTAAATTTAAACGTCCCCGTTTCTGTGTTAAATTCAATAATGCCTGTGTTTAGCATCATCTTCTTGAACACTTCCTTAGTTACCTCGTTAGCCTTAGCTTTGCCTGAGGAGATTTGTGACCTAATGTCTGTGAGTATGGAGCTAGGTAATAGACCCAAGGCTTGATTAGCTAGATTTAGCATACAACTAGGCATACCAAAAGACATGCCTAAAGCCTGAATAGCTCCTGTTCCGGTTTGTCCCTGTACCTTTAGGAACGTATCTAAATCGAATGACGCCATCTTAGTATGTGGTTACTCCTGTATTGTCGTAAGTGCTCTGAGGGTTCGGAATGTTGGGAGCAGTGGGTGAGGCAGTCTCACTTGCTAGGTAAATCTTCGACCCATCTATATCTACCTGTCCAGAGCTTTCTATATCAACTTTTGAGCAATTAACGCTATATTTTTGGCACTGAAGGTTCATGTTCCCACCTGCTCGCATATTTATGTCTCTATCCGCAGAGATATTTACGCTGCCTGTGGTCTTAATTGTAATGCCGTCTGTCCCATCACCGTTCGTCTCTATAACTATTTGCTGGTTTCTCCCCGACTCATTCAGGCACTCAATAAATATCCTACCCTCCTCCGCTTGAGTGAATACGTTCACATCCTTCCACTTGCTTTGAATATTTACATTTCCAGCATTGATCTCTTCATCGCTCTCAAAGGGAACTCCGTTAGCTAGGTTAAGTAGCTGAAGCTCCCTGCCCGCCTCATGAACCACGATGTCAGTCTGAGACTCGGTGTTAATATACTTTTGAGGTCCTACAGTCTCGACCTGAATGGCTCTAGCGGGAATGCCTTGAGTCTGCGGGTCGTCAGTCAGCGTTATTCTACTTCCATTACCTGTGTCTAAGATAATGGAATCAATGGTAGGAGCATCATGAAGCTCTACCTTCTTACTTCTAGACGAGTGTAGCCTAACATATCTGTTGAAGAACCCAGGATTGTACTCATCAGAAATAGTTAGTCCTGCGTTCTGAGGGCTCTTGAACAGATACTTTAAAGGAGCGCCCCTAGCCTTGTATATCTCAGGGTCTACGCGCTCTAAAGGCATGATCTCAGAATCTTTTAGAGGGAATCCTGTAGTCTCTCTAGGCTCTGGAGCGAACGTAGTTCCCATGTAATACCAACTAACTCCTCCTGTAGGGCGACAAACTAGAATCTCAGTGCCCACTTCAGGTACGGCAACAAATGCACCAGAATCGTTAGATCCATAGGGGCTAACATAGTATACTTCTTGTTCTGTATTTCCCTCAGCAGCGACATTTGCCAGAAAAGTTCCACCCCGCCCAGGGTCTACCCTACTTCTAACTTCCGCTAAGGATATGGCTCCTTGATTATTGCTCTCTTGCATCTTAACTTTCCTCTTTATACTTGGGAGCGTTCTTTACCAATCTAAACTCCGATGTAGCTGATTTGCTATCTATGACATGCTTAAACCCTATGATCTTATACAAACCGCTAAAAAACTTATTGAGCAGGTCTGTGCGGGGGATTTGGGTTTGTGTTATAGGTTGATCCTGAGCGAAAACTATACAAGCAGTATTTATAGAAGCTATTTTAGATAAATGAAATGTGGGAAGGGTAGTTATGCTCATCTGCAAGCCATCTCTAAACATTCTTTCAGATAGATCGGCTATAATGTCGTTAGGATTTCCTGGGAGATGTTGATCAAATAGAATCAATCCCTTCTTGTTATCTAGCTCTGCGGTTTTTATAACAGCCGCTAAGGCATCTGCTGCACGATCTGGGGAGGACTCCTTTAGATCCTCCACCAAGGTAGGCGACAACTTCGCAGCCAAGTCTTTTAAGATCTCCTTCTGCTCGTCATCTCCCATTCCAGAAGAATATTGTTTCATTCGTAGGTACTCGATGGCTCTTTCTCTGGTAGTGATCGGGAATGTTCCTACGCCTGTAGGAAGGGATCCATTAGCTACTGCGGAAGCCAGCTTAGATATTTCTTTTTGATATCCAGTCTTCAGTGCAGCAAAATACACTGCTCCGAATTTGAATTTCATGTCCAAAACATTTGGATTCTGTGTATTGTATCTGAACACAGGGATGTTTTTTTCCTTTACAAGATTGGCCGCATCAGGCGACAACTCCGAATCTCTGTAAGAAAACTCATCAGGGATATATGAAATATCTCCAAACCCTGCGTCTGCGTTGATGTTCGGTTGAGTTATCTCTTTTACTCTCTTACTGTAATTTATCGCGGTTAATATAGGCAAATCTAGTGGGTGAAGCGGGTGCTGCATGTCAGCCGAGAATCTTAAGTTATTATACTCATCACTACCTTTCTCAAACTGCTTAGATTTAGTTCTTAGAGACTTAGCATTTCTATCAACAGCCTTAACGTCTATATTAGCATATAGATAGTCTTTTATCATGGCTGAATCTCCAACTATGATGGCTTCTCTATCGGGGTGAAATGTATCATACCCAGCAAACGTGTAAGAAAATTCTTTGTCAGAATACTCTTTCCAAATTTTAAGTATGTTAACGTCTGTTTCTGTGAACGCAGAAACTCTA